CGCTTGAGCGTCCGCTACGAGCAAACCGCATAGGAGACCCAAATGCCAACAACAGTAATAACTGGGCGCGATGTGACATTCACACTCGATAGCGCTACTTATGACGCCCAGACAACTAGCGCAGTCCTAAGCTGCGAAACAATTATAGAGACCTATCAAACCCTTGATGGTCGCGCTTATAAGTCCGTAGATAAGCAATGGACTTTCACAATTGAGTTACTTCAGGATTGGGGAGCTGCAAGCTCTCTATTTGAAGGAATGTGGTCTGATGCAGAATCTGCACCTAACACCACACTTACAGTTTCATTTACAGCAGTATCTGGCGCAGTATTTGCTTTCAGCGTATTGCCAATCTTCCCAACTGCTGGTGGAGCTGCTCCCGGAGCGCTTACCGACACTTGGACAATGACAGTAGTTGGAACTCCAACAGAGACCTTTAGTTAAGAGATCGGAGCATCGGGAGCTATGAAACTATCAATTACAATTGAATATAACGGAGGCGAAGTTGCCACCTATGTTGCTCAACCGCCAGAGTGGGCCAAGTGGGAAAAGACCACAGGCCACACAATTACAAAGGCGCAAGACAATATAGGAATCTGGGATTTAATGTTCTTGGCATATAACGCTTATAAGCGCGAAAGTGCTGGTAAGCCAGTCAAGTCTTTTGATATCTGGATGGAAACAGTTGCCGATGTTAGGACTGGCAACGATGACCCAAAAGCCATCAGCCCGACAGCGTAAGGCGACTCCTAGTAATAGTTGCTCTTAAGACTGGTATTCCAATGCAATATTGGGATGATTGGGACGATGTAGCAACAGCAGTCGAGCTGATAAAGGAGATGAATAGCGATGGCTGAAGAAGTGTCAGCATTTGACCGCACAGAGCTGCGCCAAGTCTATAAAGCCTTTACCCTGCTAGGTGACGAAGCCAAAGCCGAGGCTCGTCAAAGCTCTAACAATCTCGCTACTTATTTACAAAGACAAATCGCTACTACTGCTGCAACGCGCGGCAAGGGCCAACAAGCTATAAACAGAATCGTCAGCGGATCTAAAGTAAGTAAGACCAGCACTACAGGAGAAATTCGTTACGGCTTTGCTAGTCAAAGATTTAGCGGTGGAGGAACTACCCAACAACTTTGGGCTGGCTATGAATTTGGCTCAAATAAATTTAAACAATTTCCTAATTATTCTGGCAGAATGGGCAGAGGCTCGCGCGGTTGGTTTATTTACCCAACGCTACGCAAAGAGCAAAGAAATATAGTTACCCAATGGACTGCTGCATTTAATAAAATATTAGATAAGTGGGGCGTAAGTGGCATCTGATTCCAGAGCATTAACGCTTAAGCTCTTAGCCGATACAGCCGACTTTCAAAAGAAGTTAGCTAATGGCTCTAAAGATATTGATGACATTGGCGAAAGAGCTAAAGAATTTGGTAAGAAGGCAGCAATTGCCTTTGCTGCCGCTGGCGCAGCTATTGGCGCATTTGCAGTAAGCGCAGTTAAAGCCGCTGCAGAAGATGAGACGGCCCAACGCCGATTAGCCGAGACTATTACTGCAACTACTGACGCTACAGCTAAACAGATTGAAGGCGTTGAAAAATACATAAAGCAGACTTCTATTGCAGTTGGCGTAACCGACGATGATCTACGCCCTGCCTTCACTCGCTTAGTCAGATCAACGCAAGATGTAGAAGAAGCCCAAAAGCTGCTAAATTTGGCACTAGATTTAAGTGCTGCAACTGGCAAGCCACTAGAGACAATATCTAACGCTTTAGGTAGAGCCTATGATGGCAACACTACGGCCCTTGGCAAGCTTGGCCTTGGACTTGATGCAGATATTATAAAGAGCAAAGACTTTGACGCAATTTTTAAAGAGCTCACTGGCACATTTGGGAACTTTGCGGAGAAGGAATCAGAGACCACAGCCAAGCAACTAGAGCGCGTCAAGATTGCTCTTGATGAGGCTAAGGAATCTATTGGCGCTGCCTTGCTGCCAGTAGTTCAAGAACTTACGGCTTGGATATTAGACAACTTTATCCCAGCCTTAGAGGCATTTATCTCTGGCCTTACTGGTGAAGACTCACTCGAAGCTTCTTTGTCTGAAACACAGGTAAGAGCAGTCGAGTGGGGTAAAAAAATTAGAGGGTTAATTGATACAGTTATTGAGTTCAAAGATGAGTTAATTATTTTAAGTGGGATTCTTGCTACTTTATTTGTAGTTTCTAAAATATCGGCTGGGGTAACTGCAACAATTGTCTTAATAAATCTTCTTATTAGAGCTTACAATGCTTTAAAAGCTAGTGCAATTGTGGCTGGAGTTGCCGTAGCTTTTGCAGCCAACCCATTGCTTGGCGTTGGCGCAGTTGCTTTAGCAGCAGCAGTTCTATCAGGTGCTAATGCTTTGGCAAGAAAAGGGGACACCGCTGAAGTGGCAACTGGCACTTCTTATAATGAGCAAAGGATGCTTGACATCGCATCTGGAACAGGATCATCTGGGGTCATAACTGGCGGTGGATCAAGTGGTGGATTTAGCGGACTTAGCGGCGGCGCATCAGGCAAGCCTACAACGACTAGCAAGCCAACTCAAACTTTAATTGAACAAGTCAGCGAAGCAAATTTTATTAAAAGAACAGCAGGAACTGGATCATTTGATGTAGCAGGAATTAGACAAGGTGATGAGCGCGGCAATGTCGTTATCAATGTTAATGCGCCAAGTGCAATAGATGAAGAAGGATTTACTCGAGCCGTAGTTTTAGCTCTAAACAATAGCAATGCTCGCAACGGCGGTGGGGGCGCTATTCTTGGCGGCCTAGTGGCAGAATGACTCTTTGGAATCCAGTTTATAGAGTTAAGGTTGATGGCGTTACAGTCACCAGCGCAACCCTTAGCGGTTTGACTATTACCTCTGGTCGCACCGATATTTATCAACAGCCAATTGCAGGTTACTGCAATTTAAGTCTTATAGAGACAGCTGAAGCTGCAGTTCCCTATGAAGTAAATGACGCAGTAACAATAGAAGTCCAAGACTCTAATGGCGATTATGTTAATCTCTTTGGCGGCTTTATTACTGACTTAGGTATTACAGTCCAGACTTCAGGATTAACAGCGACCAGCCAGCAGATTAGAATCGTTGCAGTAGGAGCTTTAGCGCGACTTGCTAGGGCAGTTTATACTGGCAACTTTGCCCATCAATTTGATGGAGACCGCATTGAAGAATTACTTAGCGGCGTATTATTTGACCAATGGAATGAAGTGCCAGCTGCCGAGACTTGGAATGATTACGACGCGACTACCCAATGGCAGGATGCAGAAAATAGCGGACTAGGCGAAATAGATACTCCTGGCGATTATGAGTTGCACTCTGAGACTGGCCTAAACGACACAGTTTATAATTTAGCTTCTAGGTATGCCAATAGCGGATTAGGTTATTTGTATGAAGATTCGCAGGGCCGTATCGGGTATGCCGATTCAACACACCGCAGTCAATATCTAGCGACTAATGGCTATGTTGATCTTGATGGTAATCACGCCATTGGCCCAGCTCTCTCGATAGTCAAGCGCGCTGGCGATGTCCGAAATGCAATCACAGTTGGCTACGGCATTGGCAGCGCATCAGTAGATGATGAGGATGCAGCCTCTATATCCCTTTACGGACAATTAGCTACGACAATATCTACGACTCTTAGGCACGAAGCTGACGCCGAAGCCCAAGCCGCCTTTTATTTACTTATCCGCGCTTATCCTCAATTTGCCCTAAGGCAAATAACCTTTACTACGGCCAATACAGAGATTGATGATGCCGACCGAGATAGCCTTCTAAATGTATTTATGGGTATGCCATTAAATATTACTAATCTGCCAACCAATATGACCGATGGCGAGTTCCAAGGATTTGTTGAGGGTTGGACTTGGACTGCAAGTCTCAACCGCCTAGACCTGACGATGAACCTATCGCCTATAGCTTTCAGCCTGCAAGCCTTCCGTTGGAACTCAGTCCCAGCGGTAGAGAGTTGGAATACAATAAACCCATTACT